CGCTGGATCGCATCGAGGAGACGGACGGCGAATGAGCCTCACGCCGCGCTGGTCCCGTCTTGATCCGCACCCGGAGCAGATCCTTTACCGGAACTCTCCGCACCGCTTCAACGTGGTTCCCGCTGGTCGTCGTTCGGGCAAAACCGAACGGTTAAAGCGCAAGACTGTCCAACGGGCGATCCACGGCGGCGACTTCTTTCCCGCCCGCTTCTTCCTCGCCGCCCCGACCCGGGATCAAGCGAAGCGCATCTTCTGGGACGACATCAAGGCGCTGATCCCCCACGAGTTTGTCCGCAAGGTGTCAGAGACCGACCTGATGGTCCGGTTGCCGTTGTCGGAAATATGGGTCGTCGGCATGGATAAGCCGCAGCGCATCGAGGGTACACCATGGGACGGTGGTGGCCTGGACGAGTACGGCAACATGAAGCCCCACGCCTGGGGCGAGAACGTGAGGCCCGCGCTCTCCGACCGTTTGGGCTGGTGTGATTTCATCGGTGTGCCCGAGGGGCGCAATCACTACTACGAGCTGTATCAGCGAGCCCGCGCCGAGATGGTCGAGAAGGGTGGGGACTCAGAGTGGGGTGCGTTCCATTGGATCAGCGCTGACATACTACCACCCGAGGAGATCGAGGCTGCACGTCGGGACCTGGACGAACTCACCTTTCAGCAGGAGTACGAGGCCAGCTTCATCAACTTCGTGGGACGTGCCTACTACCCGTTCAACGAGAAAGAGCACTGCCCCGGTCCGCTGGAATACAACCCGAAGGCCCCGCTGATCTTCTGCTTCGATTTCAACGTCGCGCCAGGTGTGGCTGTGGTGTGCCAGGAGAAGGAGTGGGGCACCGCTGCCATCGGTGAGGTTTGGATCCCGCAGAACTCGAATACCCGAGCGGTGTGCCGGCGGCTAGTCAAGGATTGGGGCGAGCACAAGGGGCGAGTGTTCTGCTATGGCGACGCGACGGGCGGCGCCAGGGGCTCGGCGAAGACCGAGGGCTCAGACTGGGATCTAGTCAAAGAGGAGCTTCGTCCGGTCTTTGGCGACCAACTGTTCTTCCGCGTGCCCAAGGCCAACCCCGCAGAGCGCGCCAGGATCAACGCTTTGAACACGCGGCTCAAGAACGGAGCTGGCGATGTCCATTTGCGCGTTGACCCGTCGAAGGTCCCCCACATCGTCCGCGACCTGGAGGGCGTGCGTCTCCTGGAGGGTGGCTCCGGCGAGCTGGACAAGAAGCACGACCCGCAGCTCACCCACCCCTCCGACGCCCTCGGTTACTACATCGTCGGGGCGTTCCCGACGACACGCACCACCGCATCTTCCTTCGATTTCGAGGTAGTCTGATATGCCGATTTCACAGGGTCTCGAGGACGCCATCGACGAGCAGGCCGAGCGCGTCATCATTGAAGGCGGCGGCGGTGACGATACCTCCAAGCCGGATTATGTCTGCCCGGCACATGAGCGCATGTGGAAGCTCGCCCGGACGGTGCGCGACGTGTACTGGGGCACGGACCACATGCGCACCAAGGGCAAGACCTATCTGCCGCAATTCGAGCGTGAGCCGGACGCCGCATACAAGAAGCGCCTGGCCAAGGCCCGGCTGTTCAATGCCACACGCCGCACCGCCGAGGGTCTCACCGGCATGGTCTTCCGGAAGGATCCAATCCTGGGCGAGGACGTGCCGAAGGTTATCGCCGAGGACCACGCGCTCAACATCGACATGGCGGGTCGTGCGCTTCCCGTCTTCGCGAAGGACCTGTTCACCAACGGCATGGTCGACGGCATCAGCTTCGTCCATGTCGATTTCCCGCCCGTAGAACCCCGCAAGACAGGCGGCAAATACGGCGACGCCAGGCTGGGGCTGCGTCCGTTCTGGACCGACGTGTTGCTCAAGGACTTCATCAACTGGCAATGGGAGATCGTGGACGGTGCGCCCGTGCTCACGCTCGTGGTCTACCGCGAAGGCGACATCGAGGCCGTGGGCGACTACGGGCAGCGCGACGTTGAACTCTACCGTGTGCTGCGGCCTGGCTCATTCGAGCTCTGGGAGAAGAAGAGCGACGCCGGCAAGGTGCGCTGGGAGGTGGTGGAAGAGGGCCTGACCTCGATCCCCTATATCCCGTTCTTCCCGTTCTATGGCCGGCGCACCGCGTTCTTCGAGGGCGAGCCGCCGCTGCTGGATTTGGCGCACGAGAACATCGGGCACTGGGAGCTGGCGAGCGAGCGCGTGAAGTCGCGCACGATCGCTCACATCCCGCTCTTGTTCATGGCCGGGTTCCCGGATGACGACAAGCTGACGGTGTCGGAGACCAACGCATTCAAGTGCAGCGACCCGAGCGCCAGGGTGGAGTGGGTCGTCTACGAGGGGCAGGCGCTCGCTGAGAGCCGCCAGGACCTGAAGGACATCGAGGCGCGCATGGCCGCACTGGGACTCTCGATGCTGGTACGTGAGACGCGGGCAGCGGAGACAGCCGAAGCAAAAACCATCGACAAAAGTGAATCCGACTCGGCGCTCGCTACCGCTGCCCGCGCCATGGAGGACTGCCTGGAATCCGCGCTTCAGGCACACGCCGATTTCATGCCGAAGAGTCTGACCAAGGGCAAGGGCGGCACCGTCACGGTGAACCAGAACTTCCGCGAGCAGGAGATCGACCCGCAGCGGCTCCAGGTGCTGAAGGACATGGTGGCCGAAGGCAACCTTTCCGTCGACACCCTCTGGCAGATCATGCAACAGGGCGAATCGCTGCCCGAAGACTTCGATCCCAAGAAAGAGAAAGAGCGCATCGCCGACATGGGCTTGCCGGAGGTGGACGACCTGGACCTGGCGGCGTGAATGCCCTGATCCTGGGCTCCGCTGATTGCCTTCAGGCTGACATAGAGGCGTTGCTGGAGATTGGTCCCTGGGGCGGACTCGTGATCGTGGTCAACGAGAGCGGTGTCTACTACCGCGGCCATATCGACCACTGGGTCACGATGCACGGTGAGAAGTTGGACTGGTGGCGAAGTAAGCGCGAGGGCAGCCGGGACTACACGGCCACCGTCTTGCCCAAATGCGACGGCTCTTCCGGTGGCGCTGCTACGCTCTTCGCGGTGGAGGTCCTCGGATGTGAGCGCGTCGTGTTGGTCGGTATGCCGATGGACACACGTCCGCATCTGGGCCGCGGCGCGGAATGGACGCCAGCCACCGAGCATCGCCCCTGGTGGCTCGAACAACTCCCCCGATTCAAAGACCACGTGCGCTCCCTCTCGGGCTGGACCCGTGAGTTGCTGGGAGCGCCTGACGAGGAATGGCTGAGAGGAGAATAAAGTGCCCAAGACAAACTCAACGAAACGCTCAGAGGTTCTCCTCTCGAGACTCCGGCCTTCGGAGATGCAAGAGGTCCGCCTGGCGTGTGCTGTGCGAGACGTGACGCTCTCTGAATTCGTCCGGGATGCCGTGCTGGCCGCCGCAGAACGAACCCTCAACCCAACCGACGCGACCCGCGCTCAGGCCGTTGCGGATGCGGTGCTGAGAGAGTTCGCAAAGGACCGATGCTAACCGTCGCCACCGTACTGCGTTCCGGCAGCACCTACGGCCCCGAGTGGGTTGAGCGCCTTCGGCGTCAAGTGCAGGACCACCTGCCCGTAGACCATCGCTTCGTCTGTCTGAGCGACGTCGACGTGCCATGTGAGCGCATCGAACTGGAAACCGACTGGCCCGGCTGGTGGGCGAAGTTGGAAATGTGGCGGCCCGGTACATTCGATGGCCCGGTGCTCTACTTCGACCTGGACACATTGATCGTGGACGACATCAGTGCGCTGGCCACGTACTCGGGCAGGCGCGCCGCATTGAACGACTTCTTCAACCCGGAGATGGCGGCCACCGGCGTACTCGCGTTCGATGGCACCGACACCGACGACGCCTGGGCGTACATCATGGACTCGCTCAAATGGTTCGGCGGTCGTAGCGACCTGTTCCTGGTCCCGATATTCCGGCACGCCGACAGGCTCCAGGATCTGTTCCCTGGGCTGATCGGCTCCTACAAAGCCCACCACCTGGGCGACGGTCCACGTCACCACTCCGTCGTCTGCTTCCATGGTGAGCCGACATTGCCAAGCCTGTCCCCCAAACATTGGGCACGGAGATACTGGGAAAATCATGGTTTCAGATGAGTATGCCGCCGGGTTTTTTGATGGCGAAGGCTCTGTGTACGCTTGAGGCGTGGGCATGAAAGTCATCCTCCCCTTCCGCGGCGAGTTCGGCATGAAGGTGTGGTGGCATGTGCCCGCTGTCCACGCAATCGAAGGCCCGAAAGTCGTCTACGTCGAGAGGGGCGAGCAGGCGCTCTATCCGTCGGCCCGTGGCCACGTCGAGGTCCAGCGGAAGGAAGACAATGAGCGCCGGAACCACTACCACCGGGACCAGGACTTCGTTGACCAGGTGGAGGAACAGGCCCGTGAACGCTTCGGCCCCGACGCCGAGTATCTGCGCCCGGACCAGAAGTGGCCACGCAAGCGATTCGTGCCCGAGCCTGTGACGCACGCCGACGTGAGGTGCGATGTGGTGGTGTGTCCAAGGCGCAGGAACTACGGGGCCGAGAAGAACTGGCCGGAATGGTACGAGCTGACCGAGCGGCTGGTTGCCGAAGGCGTGCGTGTCTTCGCCGGCGGTGTGGCTGATTCGTCGTATCAGGTGCCGTGCAAGAGGGCCTGGAAATACGACCGGCCATTGGACGCCACTATCGAAGCGATGCACCAGGCGAAGGTCGTCGTCGCTACCTGCGCCGGACTCGCGCACCTGGCGGTGCTCTGCGGGCGTCCGCTGCTGCTCATCACCTACGGCAAGGGGCTCGTCGCACCGGGCCCCGTGATCGACGAGAAGGGCCGCCACATGGAAGACCGCTACTGGCCGGTCAAGATGGAACGCTACGAGCAGGGCAATCACACCGGCTCCGAGATCACGCTGCTCGAAGGCGCGTGGTACGATCCGGTCAAGGTTCTACGTGAAACGCTGGAGAGGGTGAGATGAGCGAGGAAATCAAGATCGTCCTGAATTTCGCGCCCAACCCCGAGGGCTTGGATATGGAGCGGGCCCGTGAGATTGTGACGGCTGCCCTGCGCCGACAGTACCATCATGACACGTATGTCGAGGTCGACAACCTGCCGCTGGCTGGCCGCGAGGTGGTGCGCCACGACCCGGACGGGTCTCGGTGGAAACTGACCGAAAACGGTCGCTGGTTCATGGTTGTGCAACCGGCTGGCATGTAATCCCCCATGCTAACCGTCGCCTACTACTCGACCGGCAACACCTACGAGTTTGAGGCTGATCTGCTGCGCTGCTCGCTCGACAGGTACGGCATGGCCCACAACATCGTGCCGATACCGGACGGCGGCGACTGGTACGCGAACACGGCCCACAAGGC